CCAGCAGACCATCTGGCCCAAGTACCAAGAGTGGGCTCCGTTCCACCTGATCAAGAAGGTCCACTACAACGCCCAGCAGATCCCCGTCTTGCTGGAATGGACCAACGGATCGAAGACGTACTTCATGTCCGACGATCAGGACGACATGGCGTTCGAGGGTCCGAACGGCCACTGGTTCTGGGTGGACGAGCCCTGCGGCTACCGCAAGTGGACGGGCCTGCGACGCGGGCTGGTCGACTACAGCGGCCACTGCTGGATGACGATGACGCCGCTGGGCGCGTACTGGATCAACGAGAAGATCGTCGACCGTGCGGAGAACCCGGGCTCCGGCGTCCGCATGTTCAAGTTCAGCATCTGGGATAACTGCGTCGAGAACGGCGGCTACCTGGAGCGAGCGGCCATCGAGGACTTCCTCGCTGACCTGCGCGAGGACGAGCTTGAAGCCCGTCTGCACGGTAACTTCATCCAGCTCGCCGGTCGCGTGTACAAGGAGTGGGAGCCTAGGCCACCGTACTGGATCGACCCGTTCGACCTGCCGCCTAGCTGGCCGCGAGTCATGTTCATCGATCCGCACAGCCGCAAGCCGATTACGCTCGTGTGGCTGGCCGTGAGCCCTGACAACCAGCTCTTCGTGTACCGCACGAAGGAGGATCCGAACCTGCGTACCGTGAAGGACGTGGCGGACTGGATCAAGGAGCAGGAGCATTGGGCTAGCAGCATGGTGCCAGGCGACGAGGCCGAGCCCGTGGTGCTGCGCATCATCGACGACAGCGCCCAGGAGACGGACCGCACCAGCGGCGAGAGCATCCGGTGGGCGTTCCATCAGCAGGGCATCCACTGCCAGCTAGCGCAGAAGCGCAACGCGGCAGCGGGCTACGACGCGATCCACGAGGCGCTCAAGAAGGGGCACTTCGAGTGGGACGAGCCGCAGCTAGTGGTGTTCAACTGCTGCGCGGAGATGAAGTCCAACTTCATGAACTTCGCGTTCGACGATTGGCAGACCACGAAGCAGCGCGACCTCATGGGCGAGAAGGACGCGATCCGCAAAATCCATGACGACTGCATCGATTGCCTGCGCTACTACTTCCAGGGCCGCTGGGACTACTGGCGGCTGAAGAGCCTCATGCGTCAGCAGGAGGGCCGGAAGTACGCGGGCGAGCTGCGAGAGATGGACCAGAAGTTCACTATCCACATGCCCGGCTTGCGCACGGGCTACGGAGGACACTAATGGCTGACAGCCTATCCAGAACCCTACGTGCGCGTGTCCGGCTCATTCGCAACGGAGCAGATCTGTACGACCAGGTCTTCTACGACCCGGACATCGTATACACCGAGAGCACGCACCAGCGCGTGGTGCTAGCCACCAACATGTCTACGCCGTCCGAGGTCGACCTCGCGGGCGTCGAGACTGGCGGCGCTCTGTTCCTGCAGACGGACCGTGCGATCAACGTCGCCGTCGGCACCAGCATCGCTGTGTGGCCAGTGGCCGAGAACGGTGCGGTTCTGCTGACGGGTACGATCTCGCACCTGTACCTGCAGAACGAGAGCACCACGAACCAGGCGACCGTTGAACTGGTCGTTAGCGACTAGGAGCTACGATGCCGTACCTGGATGATAGTTTCCGCAGCGAGCGTGGCAAGTGGCTCATCGGTGAGATCGAACAGGCCGTGGAGGATCGGTCCGAGCTAGACGGCAAGCTGCAACTCGTGCGCAGCCTGTACTGGATGGACAAGGACCCGCTGCCCAAGGTTCCTTGGGAGGGCGCGTCGGACATCCACCTGCCCGTCGTCTACGAGAAGATCGAGAACTCCGTGCCGAAGGTGGTCAACGCCTTCTGGGGCACCGAGCCCATCGTTCACGTCAAGCGGGTAGCCGAGGAGTTCCTGCCAGAGGAGACCGACGCCGCCGAGCGGATGATCAATTGGGGCATCGACCAGCACATCTTCCCGAGCTTCTACGAGACTTCCGAGAGCTGGTTCCGTAACGCACTGCGCGACGGCATGAGCACCGTGAAGATCTATTGGGAACGCAAGTGGGAGAAGACGGTCGAGGTCCACAAGATCAAGTCCGTGTGGGCCAAGGGCCAGATCAACCTCCAGGGCACTGCCGAGATGGAGGACCGCGTCAAGGATCCGTACGAAGTGCTGGAGGAGATCTTCGGCAAGCCTACCGTGCGACATGGCCTGATCGCCGTCGAGGACCTGGGACGCGAGGACTATGAGTCCGACTCGCTGGTGCCCGAGCTGGTCGGCTGGAAGTATAGCGTCGAGTTCGTCGAGGAGCGCCGACGCCACCGGGCTACGGTGTGCTTCAAGCCCAGCGAGTACGTCGATGAGGTCGACGTGTACGTCTATCGCGAGATCCTCAAACGGGACTGCCCGCGTGTTGAGGTCGTGGAGCACGAGGACCTGATCCTGCCCTTCCGCTCGCAGAGCATCGAGGAAGCGGATTGGGTCGCCCAGCAGTACTGGCTGACGCGGGACGAGGTTCGGCGTCGGTACGAGGATGGCAGCTTCCAGCTAACCGACGAGCAATACGACCGGCTGATGTCGCGTCGTGGTGAAGCTCAGGAAGAGCTGGAGACGAATGACGAGATGAAGCGGCAGAAGGACCGCGTCATCGGTGAGGGCGACAAGGAAACCACCAGGGCGTCGGCTAGCAGCGATGGCGAAGAGGACATCGTCACCGACAACAACAAGATCTTGTTCTACGAGATCTACGTGTGCGACGACGTGGATGACGACGGCGAGCCCATCGAGGTTATCTATCACGTGTGCCATGCGCTGCGTGCAATCGTCGGCTGCGAGTACCTCAGCGAGGTATTCCCGCACAACCGCCGCCCGTTCGCCACGATCAAGTACAAGGTGATCTCGGATCGCTGGTATGCGACTGGCATGGGTGAGGTCCTGGTTCCGATCAACCTCGAAGTCAACACCATCATCAACTTCGTCAACAACAACCAGGAGCTGATCAACAACCCGTTCTTCTTCTACATCCCGGCGGCTACGATGGCCGACCCCGGGATTCTGCAGGGGATCTCGCCGGGAGACGGCGTCCCCATTGGAGACATCAACGGCGTCAGCTTCCCGAAGTTCCAGCAGGAGCCGCTGGCCAACCTGTCCGCGATGGACTCGTTGCTGCTGTTCGCTGACCGCATCACTATGAGCCCGATGAACGCCGGTAGTCCGCAGGTGCGCAACGCACCCAGGACGGCACGCGGCACCCTGGCTCTGCTGAGCGAAGGCAACATCCAGCTCGACAACATCATCACGCGTTGGCAGCGTACGGGCTGGGAAGAGCTGATGCAGCAGCTCATGGGCCTGTACCAGGACTACCTGCCCGACGAGAAGTACATCATGGTCACCGGCAGCGACGGCATGCTCAAGCGGCAGCGCGTCACGCCGGAAGACATCCGTGGCCGGTACACGTTCCAGTTCACCGGCAACACCGTGAACACGAACCGTGAGGTTCTGCGGTCCCTGGCGCAGGTGCGCTACAACACGGTCATGACCCACCCGGACTACGCGCAGGACCCGGTCGTGCGGCGCGAGGCGCTCAAGGACTTCCTGCGGCACTACTCCGAGGGCGTGGACATCGACCGCCTGGTGCCGGTGATGCCGGGCCAGGGTGGCTACCAGCACCCGCCCATGTCCCAGGACAGCGAGAACATGGCCATGCTGAATGGCGTGCAGCTCGATGCCCTGCCGACCGACGATCACGCTGGCCACTTGGCCGCGCTGGAGCGCTTCCAGCGTTCCGACTCTTTCGCTACCATGTCCGAAGATCGCGTCATCCTGTTCGCCATGCACATGAAGCAGCACCAGGAGTTCTTGACGCAACAGCAGCGGCTAGCCCAGCAGCCGGTGATGCCCGGGCAGGGTAACAACGTGCCCAGCGGTATGAGCCAGAACGGCGGTACCGACCTAGATGCACTGGAAGGTGGTATCCAGTAATGGAGATCAACAGTGAAATCCTCAAGCAGGAACTCACAGAAGCTCAGCTTCGCGCTGAACAGAGAGTTCTGGATCATGTGGCGAACGGCACCGACTACGGTCATGCCCGCCACTTGGCCGGGGTTGCCATCGGCTTGGAGCTAGCCGTCAACCTGATAGTGGAAGCTGAGAAGCGCAATGCGTAAAGTGATCAAAGCCTTCAAGACCATCATGAAGGAACGGTCCTACCAGAAGTCGCTCAAGCGCCAGACCCAAGAGCGCAAGAGCTACAACCGCATGCAACGAGGCCAGTCGATGGGGCCAGCCGCTCGTCGGAGCGCTGCGTCTTTCGTGGCCAAGGGCATGCCCAAGCCGAAGTATCGGTAACACCCACAACCAACCCTCCGATTAATCGCTACCGATGCGTTAATCGGATCGGAGGATCACAATGTCTCGTTTGGACGATGCTGTTCGGAGCGTACCTGCCGGTCCCTCCCCGGCCAACGACCCCACCGACGAAGCCGACCACGATCTGGACGCCGAAGCTCCCGAGCCTACGGGTAATCAAGGCGATGGCGACCAGCAGGAAGGTGAAGAGTCGACGCGGACCGTTGAAAACGTGCGGGGTGAAGCACTTCGTAAGATTCAGAAGGTCAACGACGAGCTGCGAGCTGAGCTTGAGGCTCTGCGTTCTGACCTTCGACAGGCTAACCAGTACGGCGTTCCCCAGCCGCAGCCTGCCAACGATCAACCCAAGACGATGGACGACATGTCTGTGCAGGAGCTTGAGGCCCTGCAGCAGAACGTCCCGGAAGACCAGAAGGAAGCGTTCCGTGAGTACTTGATCATGCGTCGCGCCGAAGAGCGGGCTACGCAGAAGTTCCAGAGCCAGGCCATGCTTCAGCAGGCCGAGTCGCTGGAGCGCAAGTACAACGAGCAGGCGGTCACGCGGTGGCCGAGCCTGCAGGACAAGTCCTCTGACTTCTACCGCACTACTGACCGAATCCTCTCGGAGATGGGCGAAACTGCCGCTAGCAACCCGCGTGCCGTGCTGGACGCCGCGAACGAGGCCGGACTGGAGCTGGGCATTGCCCCGGCGCACGGTCTGATCCCTACGCGCCGCCGCGAGCCGGGCAACGTGGCACCCGGGCGCAGCACCGCCGATTCTCCGCGCAAGCGTTCCGACGTGGACATGGCCGAGATCGAGAAGACGGGCAACCGTCTCGCGAACGCTCTGCCGAACAAGAAGTTCACGAAGGAGCAGCTCAAGCGCATTGCTGAGCGTACTCAGCAGTACAAGGATTCGATCAACACGAGAGTGAGGGGCTAACATGTCGGACCAGAATCCCACCAAGGCGGAGCTGCAGGAAGAGAACGAGCAGCTCAAGGCCGCGAACGAGGCTTTCGAGGATCGCCTCGCCCGGATGGAAGAGTTGATCGCACAGCAGCAGGCGGCTGGTGAGTACACCGGACCGGAGCCTGTCGTGTACAACGACCCATTCGATGCCGGTACCAACCCGCATCACTTCAAGAAGCACCCCGATGGCATGGTGCTCAGTTGGAAGAACCCCAACCTGCGTAACGACAAGGCCAAGGGCTGGCGCGGTTGGGTGCCTGTCACCTACGACAGCGAGATCGGCCAGAACCTCAGTGAGTATCTGTCCGACCCGCCGATGAAGATGGCTGGCATCGCTGAGCAGGACAACTACGTCCGACGTGGCACCGATTCGATCCTCTGTACTCTACCCGAGGAGATCTGGAAGGCGCGGCAGTTGAAGCGTGAGGAGAAAGCCTTGCGCAAGCAGCAAGCGGCTGCCGTCAACCGCAACCAGGTTCTCCGGCCAGGTGTTAGCACCACGGGTGATGGCGTGCAGACCGAATCTCGCCCGGTCGGCGGATTCAAGGTGCGTGAAAACGCGCCACCCATCGTGACCGATGGCCCGTCCCATAGGACGGAGCTATTCGACAAGGAGTAACCACCCATGGCTAACATCGATTGGCCCGCCGGACTGCGCCCTGTGCGTAACGGCAAGGCTGGTACCGCTCCGCGTATCACCAAGTATACGCGCAGCTCTACCGGCGTTCTCTACGAGGGTGCTCCGTGCTACCTGGCTTCGACTGGCCCCGCCGTCGCTGCTCAGACTACCATGGACCCCGCTGTTCTCGGTGCCGTTGCCGCCTACGTTGGCGCTAGCGAGACCGAAGTCTTCGTGTACGACGATCCCGATCAGGAGTACGAAATCCAGGGCGACAGCGCCGTGACGACTCCCATCGCGGTCATCGGCCAGTATTGCAACCCTCTGAACCCGACTACGGGCAACGACACCACCCTGCAGAGCAAGTGCGAGCTGGACACCAGCGAATGCACCAGCGCTCAGGGTGACGGCGACATCTTCCAGATCGTGCGCCTCGTGGACGAGGAGAGCAATGACCAGGACGCTGCGAACGCCAAGTGGATCGTCAAGATCTCCGAGGCGTCCCACGTCTTCACTTCCGGCGGCACGATTAGTGCGTAGAAAGGTAGGTGTACACAATGGCTAGCGCTGGCAACGTCATGCAGCGAGCGAGGTATACCGACCTTTTCGCGTCGCGCCTCGCCTACATCGATGAGATTCTCTTCGAGAACTTCGATGCCCCGTCCCTCACGTATCCGCAGGTCTTCAACGTCCGCGACTCCGGTCGTGCGTACGAGGAGACCACCGGCCTCACCGGCTTCGGGACCTTCTCCCAGAAGTCCGAGGGCTCGGCTGTGGACTACGATACCATCCTGCAGGCTTACGACAAGCGGTTCACCCACTTGACGTTCGCCAAGGGTTACCAGATCACCATGGAAGCCATGGACGACGACATCGACGGTGCTATCACCAACGCTGCCCCGTCCCTGGCCCGTGCGGCTCGCGTCTCCATCGAGACGTACATCTGGAACCTGTTCAACCTGGGCTTCGCGTCCGAGACCACGCCTGACGGCGTCGCGCTGTTCAGCGCCAGCCATCCCCTCGTGGGCGGCGGCACCTACAGCAACCTCGTCAGCGGCGACCTCTCGCAGGCCAACATCGAGACCGCTATCAACCTGTTCGACAACATGGTGGATGATCGGAACCTGCCCATCGAGGCCAGCCCGACCATGCTCGTGATTCCTGTCGAGCTGCGGTGGATCGCGTTCGAGATCCTCAAGAGCCAGCTTCGGAGCGATACCGCGTCCAACGCGATCAACGCTCTGAACCAGCTCAGCATGGGCGTCGTGATGTCCAAGTACCTGACCGGCGACGACGACTGGTTCATCGTCAGTGATCCCAGCCAGCATCGCTGCCTGGTCTACTGGCGTCAGGAGCCCGTCACCGATCATACCCTGGACTTCGACACCGGCAACATGAAGTCGAAGATGACCTATCGTCTGAGCCGTGGCGCTGCCGACTGGCGGAACGTCGTCGGTGGCCAGGGTGCCTAACCTTTAGGAGGCTACTCATGGCTGAGGTCACTCGCTTCTACCACCGTGACGCCGATGGCGACGGTCCCGTGAGCGGGGCCATCCAGGTCATCAGCGTCGGGTTCGACGATGTCGCGAACAACGAGATCGTTCACCGCCAGGTCCAATTCCCGGCGGGGATGGGCTTCGAGATCACCGACATCAGTGTCGTGTCCGGTACCGTCACCAGCGACCCGTCCCTGACTATCGGCAGCACCGCTGCTGGTACTCAGGTTGTGGCGGCTGTCAATGTCGTGACGAACCTGGGTGCGCTCACGGTCAAGGAAGGCACCATTGCCGCAGGTGGGCTGATTGACGTTCGCGTCACTGCCGACGCCGGGGATGCTGCCGACAACATCAGCGTGACCATTGCTGGTTACGTCACTAGCCCGCCGACTACCGTTGCGTATCGGGCGTAGGCTGAATCGGGGCGGGTGGCTGGACTGCCCGCCCCTTTTTGCTCAGGCGAGAGCCGTAGAGCAGGGAGAGAACAATGGAACACGTCAAGAACGACATCGTCATGGACGGTACCTCCGACATCGCTACTGCCCGCCGGACTGCTATCAAGCTAGCCGAACGCCCCAGGATCATCGTCGCCATGCCCATTGGCGGCAAGCCCGTAGTGGACGTGTTCGAGGACCCGGAAGGCAACAAGTACGCGAACCAGCGCGGCTTCCGAGCGCAGGCCATGATTCCCGTGCAGTTCATGCTCTCGCACATGAATTGGGTTCCGCCGCTGAACGTGAGCATGGCGTACCTGGTGAAGACCGGGATGCTGTCCAGCCATGCCCGCCAGGTCATGACGATGGACGCTATCCGCATGGGTGCGGAGTACATCTTCTACGTGGACGACGACACGCTCTGCCCGCCGCTGGGGCTGTACACGCTGTACAACTTCATGGAGCAGAACCAGCACGCGGGCGCGGTGAGCGGCGTGTACACCACGCGTGAGGAACCCAACGAGCCGCTGATCTACAAGGCTCACGGCGAGGGCTGCGCGTGGGACTTCGAGATGGGCCAGGGTGCCAAGCCTGAGCTGATCTTCGGCGCGGGTGCTGGGTGCTTGCTGGCTAGGGTGTCGGCCATCAAGGACTGGATGGAGAAGAACCCCAACGTGCCCATCTGGGCGGACGAGAAGGACCTTCCCAACCAGGAAGGCGAGCAGTCGGTGATGTGGGGCCACGATGTCCGCTTCTGCCGCATGCTGAATCTGAACGAGACGCCCGTCTACGTACACGGCGGCGTGCTGTGCGGCCACTACGACATCCGCACGAACAAGGTCTTCACCGTGCCGGAGAGCGCTCCTGGTTTCCAGAAGCTGCGGGACCGGCTGGCTGCCGAGGCGGCGGGTACTGAGGAGTAAGCATGGCTACCTATTGGGTCCGCGCCGACGGCGGCGGTAACGACAGCAACGCTGGTACTAGCTACGCGACGGCCAAGGCGACCATCGCCGGTGCGTTCGCGGCTGCCACGTCTCAGGGCGACAAGGTGTACATCGTCAATGACGGTGTTCACACGGCCTGCACGTTTGGCCAGCGCAAGACAATCAGTACTGGGTTTGTTGGCACCAACTATACGGACGACGTAGGCTTCGGCATTTACGGCGTGGACCCAAGCGGTAACCCGGCCATGGCGACGGTGGCGGCTGACTACTCCACCAGTGCGTTCTACTTTGTCACCACCGGCTGGAACGCGGCGTACCTGGACATCCAGGGCATCAAGTTCGACTGGACGGACGCGGAGATCAACGGCGCGTCTGAAACGTTCAAGGTCATTGGCTACATCACGCCTGTGTTGCCGATGCGCATCAAGAACTGTTACTTCAAGTCGTTGGCCCTAGGAGGATCGTGGACCGACACCGGATGGTACACGCTAGTCGCTTGGACGAGCTCAGGTAGCGCACCGCGCACTGACACGGTAGAGATCAGCTACTGCGTGTTCGAGAATAGTGGGCTGCGCTGGACCGGTGCTGGCAACATCAACTGTGACTTCCACCACAACGTCTTCCTGAGCGACGCTGACGGCTACGCAGCCAGCACCACGTTCTATGCGGCAGGAGGCGCGTTCTTTGATCCTGGCCTAGAGTACGGATTCTACAACAACACCGCTGTCCGCTTTTACAAGAACGTCGACGACGGCAGCGGGCTGCTGTCTGGCAACGTGCCGACCGAAGCCGAGCTGACAGTACACAGCAACGTGCTATGGTTCGAGGCTGGCGGGTCGTCTGATGGCAGCATTGTCACGCCGCTGTTTCAGGGCTACTCTTCGGCCACTACTGCGCCTGGCACAGGAACGCTCGACTACAACTTGTGGTCGTTCGATCCCAGCACCTACAATACGACGACGCTATTCGATTCGTCCGGCGGTTTCGGCACCTACCAGTTCAACGAGGATTGGCGCGACGACGGCAGCCCTACTACCGCCAACACTACGCCGAATACTAACGATACGGTTACGTTCCTAGGTTTGGGTGACACGTTCAACTCTACCGGATCGTGGACGTGGACAACGCCGGACGGATATAGCCACGA